ATCGCCATTAAAGTCTACGTTGCCTGCAACACCTAGCGTACTCGCCATATCCACAGCGCCATCAATGTCCACGACATCAAGGTTAGTCGTGCCGTCTACGTCTAAATCGCCATTAAAGTCTACGTTGCCTGCAACAGTAAGCCCATCCATCGTGGCTGTGCCCACAGAGAGCGTAACTACATGATCTACGCCTTCTAATACGTTGGTACCATCACAGTACACAAGCATTGTCTTACCGTTAGGAATAGCAATACCAGAACCAGAAGCTGTTTTAACCGTAATTATTTGACCCGCACCGTTCTTAACAATATATGTTTTACTTAGGGCGGGACAAACTACAGTACCTGCGGCACCAAGTTGAGTATTTGAATCAGTCAGAGACAACATAGCCGCACGAGCTTCTGCGGTAGTACCATTAGCAGTAGTTAAAGTATGGGAGTTACTAGACCAAGTATTTATAACTAGTCGTCCAGCAATTGCCTGCTCTATCATAGAGGTTATGTTGTCGTTTACTACATCCCCCCACGTACCGCTAAGTTCGCCCTGCACGGGTAGTGCAAGTTTTAGAATTGGAGTATATTGCGTTGTCATCTGTTCAACCTCATGCGGCTATTTTTTCCCAATCTGGGTCTTGTATGTTACCCGTAGGGTTCCATTCATTACTCTGGCTAGCGTTTACATTTTCCCAATCTGGGTCTTGTATGTTACCCGTAGGGTTCCATTCATTACTCTGGCTATCGTTTACATTTTGCCAGTTTGGGTTCTGGTTGTCATCAACTTCCCCCCATACGTGTACTTGTCCTATATTTCCTATTGCACTTACGCCTGTTACGGGTACATCTGCATCTGCCCTAGCGGTAGCAGCGCCAAGTTCTCCTAGGGCTTGTACTCCGCTTACAGATACTATTACCCCCAAACGGAAAGTAACAGTGCCAATCTGCCCTGTGCCTACTACACCTGTTACTGGGACATTTGCTTCTGCATCTACTGCAACAGTGCCAACCTGTCCTGTACCTACTACACCCGTTACTGGAGCATTTGCTTCTGCATCTACTGTAACAGTTCCTAGCTGAGTTGTACCTACTACACCTGTTACGGGGACATTTGCTTCTGTATCTACCGTGATGGTACCTAGCTGGGTTGTACCTACTACACTATCGACGGATACAATTGTTAGGTCAGTGCCCCAAGGAGTTTGGCCCCAAGCACCTTTGCCCCAACCTATGTATTCAACAGAAGATGGCATATAACCGCCCTAAGCAATACGTACGATAGCATTTGAAGCATCGGCTGCGGGGAACTGCACAGTAAAATCACCTGCGGTAGACGTTTTGTCTGCCCCAAAATCAAGTACTGCAACCGCTGGATTTCCTGACCCCGATGATCTATAAATAAGAGCACCTCTAGCAGTAATTGTTGCGTTAGCCCACGTAGTGTCTGCAAAGTCTATAAACGCTGTAGTACCGGATGCCGCAGAAGCCGCAGAAATACTTAGTGTGTTTCCTCCCGCATTGTAGTTTGTACCCGATACTTCATTGGTATTAGAGTATGCTGTAGTAGTCGCATCCAAAGACGCGCTAGATGTATACAGTGCGACCTTAAAGGTTTGTCCTGTGTCACCACTAAAATCCATCTCTCCGTCTAGGAGAGCGACTTTAAAAGAAGTACACATTGCTTGTGAAATTGCCATTTTTTAGTTCCTTAACTAGCTGGGGTTCTGTACTGTCCAGAACGGTATGTATCTTCGCGTAGTTTACCATCACCAAGATTTTTTAGTAACGCCATAGACAACCCGAACATTTTTTCGTAGTTAGCTATGATGTCTGCCTCGCCTTTCATAAATCTTATTGCTTCTACAAGTGCTCCATTTAACAATGCGGAGTCAAACTCGTTACCTAACCACGAAGTACCTGCTGTAACTATAGACTGCGGGTAGTATCCATAATGTAATTCCATAGCATACCCAGCGTTGGGGGTTGGGCCAACAATGAATGAATCATCATCAAAATAAGCATAATGTTGTGGTAGCCCAGTACCTGAATTACTTGGGTAGGCTTCACGTATAAAATTAACATCTTTATTTAGTAAGTATGTGTAATCACCATTACTGTCTATAACTGCTAATGAATAAGACCATAAAAAGTCAGAAGGCATACCTAGGTACTGAACTCCATTACTTAACGTACCAATAACATTTTTACGTAGCGCAGGCAGTTGAACAGAATTATATATCTTCTGCTCGGCCTGTTGCGTAAACATAGCCAGTTGGTCGGCTGTAAACGTGTTTTCACAAATATCGGCAATATTGGCTTTTAGTTCAGTATAATCCATAGGTTATGCCCTAGGGCCGCTAGCGTACAAACCTTTAGCGTAGCCGTCTTTTACCTTGCCGTCTTTGTTCTTGTCCATCTTAGACTGTTTACCTCTAAGCGCCACAATGTATCTCCTATTAAGTTGTTACTGTAACTTGGCCTATACTACCATTAATTAACAATTTGTTAGGAGTTAAATTATACGGGTCAACTCCACCACCTACAGGATTCCAACTCCACTGGATGTCCCTACTACTAAAGTCTCCTGCCTCTCCCAAACTTGTATCGGGACGAGGATCACGTAACGCTTGCGGATCATTTACTGGAAACTCTCCTAGTTTTAACTGTGGGTGATCCGCATTCCAACACTCAGGGCAAGCCTTTATATTAGTATCTCTACCTTTAACTATAAGGCTACGTAGTTTTTTTAGCTTATACTGCCAACCACATACATCGCAGTAGGCTATAGCCTTCTTACTAGAAGCAAACGGACTACCCATGTCTACATGTATCCCATACGAGGTACAAATCTAGCGGAGGTTTTTTCTCTATCTTCTCCTGCGGCTATCTCAAACTGTTCATCGTAGATTGATTTTAACATGCCAACCCTATCTACTAGTTCTGGTATCTTCATAGCTATATAGTAAGCTAGTCCCGCTACTAAACAAGGGAAAAACCTAAAGTTCATATCCGCAGTTTGTACACCTCTACCTGCGTCTTCTATTCTACGCATACGCCAGTAATAAAGAACGTAATTATTATTATCAGGTACAGGCCATACATTTACTTTTGGGGTGTCCACTTGTCGTTCTATGTATAGTTGTATCGGTCTACCCTGCGTTAACTTGTTGGGGATAGACGCGTAAGTACTTACACTAATACGACTTAACGTAAGATCAGACTGCATAGCCACGTTACCACTGTTTGTACGTAACTGTTGTTCTAATAAATCTATAGTATCTGCGGGTAAAGGGTACTGTGTTTGCCCTTGAACTAGATTTATAGTGCCACTATCTATAGTCCACATGTTAATGCCACGGTTCTGCCACTCAATAGTTAGCAGATTCATAGACCTACGGGCAGTCTTTAGGTCGTACCCAGAGCGCATTTCGCGGCCTGCACGTTCCCACGCTTCCTCGGCAATCTCCGTGAAGTCCATGTTAAACGCTGTAGTTCCTGATGTAGCCATTATTTACCCCATCCTGATTTAGCTTTAACTTTGGCTTTGCTAGATAGATTGCCATAGTGGAACAATTTTACACTAGTCTTAGTATGGGTTTTGCCCGTGTGAAGACTACCATCAGCCATCTTATGTAGACCGCCTTTGTGTTCTTTCCCATCTTTTTTGTAGTGCTTAACGCCCATACCCATTATTTTTTACTCCGCTTAGTAGCTGATACTCGTTTAGGCTTTCCTGCTGGTTGTCCTAACCTTTTCTTCTCAGCTACTTTCTTTTTCTTCTCGGCGCTAGACATCTCGCCAGAGGTCTTGGGAGTCTTCTCAGATACCCGTTTGCTGGGGCGACAGTATGGAGTACCACGTCCATCCCCCTTCTTTCTACCACAAGCCTTGCCAGTGCTAACGTCTTTCCAGTCTTCTTTAAACCAACGTTTTAAAGATGCGCCTTTTTCTGTCTTGCGTATCTTTTTACGCATTACTTACCAGCCTTTTTCTTCCGGCATTTAGCAATAGCTCCCGACGCATACGCAGATGGAA